GCAACTGCGCAATGCCTTGCAGCTCGGTCGCCGTGATTTCTGTTGCGTCGCCTGCCCACGTGCCTAGCGAATCCTTGAGTTGCGCCAATATCGCCCGCAGCCGTGCTGCCTTGACTGGTGCCGACAACTCATCAATGGTGCGCAGTTGGTTGACTGCATCAATGATGATGTCGTTGTAGGCATTGATCACACGCCGCGCGACGCTATTGCTGTAGCGGTTCAGGTCGATTGCGTTGCGATACAGCGACTCCGGTGTGCTCATTGATAGATACCTAAATCCTCCGGTTGATAGCCGCTTCGGATGCTGACATTAGCGCCTTGCTTCAATGCAGTCCCAACCAATGACGCAAATGCGTCGTAACCGTTCTGGCCATCTTCCATCAGGGTGACTTGATCCACTTCGTCTGCCTTGCCGTCTTTGTACCAAGTGATCCGCACGATGGCTAGAACCTCTTCCGGCAATGCACTGACGTGATAATCAAGCTCCTGTTTCCTCGGTTTCTTCGGTTCCATCCAGATCATCAGCTCCACTAGTTGATCCGTCACCCAATCCAGCAGGTTGAAGATCAAGCCCCGCATTGGCCGTAGCCTCCAGCTCCTCATCTACGTTAAAGTCGTCGCCTAGCACGTCACCCTCGGCAAGCTCACGCAATAGAGTCTCTTGGGTGATGGTGCCGGCGGTATAGAGCTGCAGTAAAGCTTGGATTTCCTGCGGCTCAAGGCGTGTGCCAAGGAAATCGCGATTGACATAAGCGCTGCCAGGTGCGGTGTTGTTGCCGATGAACTGCGCATGAAACTGTAAGCAATTGTCAATCATGTCTTGCACGTTCTGCGCAATTACCATCATGGTGCTGTCGCCTTGGCTGCGGTCGATCCGCTTGGCTTCGGCGGTTTCAGCCGATAGCTTCTGACCGAGCACTGCAGATAGACCAAGCTCATTGATCTGCGCTGCCAGCTGCTCAAGCCGGCGGAACTGGTAATCAAAGCTGCGGCCTTGTGGTTCGATGTACTCTGCCCGGCCATCAGCAGGGAATGCGATCGCCTCGCCGGGTCCGGCTGATACTTCCTCTGCAGCAGACGGGAAGCCGTAGAACGCCAGCATCGGCACTGCTGAGATGTGCAGCTGGTTATCAAGGTCGCTCTGGATCTGATATGCCTTGAGGTTCAGCTCGGCAATATCCTCCAGCGGCGGCCGTGACTCCATGAAGCCATGCCGCTGCGCATAGGCAACCGAGAAGGGGATCTCAGAAAGACTGGTGCGGCCTTCGTCGACAACTTGGAAGTCTCCGTTGTCTTGCTTCTGGTGAAGTTGATACTCGCCAGGTGTGAGCACGCGGATCTGCTCCACCGCCTTCTCGCCAAACTCACCATCGGGCACGGTGACCATCTCGGCAAGCCTCAGTTGCGTCAACACCTGCCGGCCTTCCTGCTGCTCAGCACGCCAGCCGAGGATCTGCCGTGGCGTGTAGGTCACCCAGTAGGGTCTACCCCCATCAGCAGGTGCATCCACCAGTACACCAACGTGGCCATAACGGACCATCTTACGGGTGGTTTCGTAGGTCCAAACGTTGAGGTCATTGCCTTGAAGGTCAACATCAAACAACTGCTCGCGGATCACATCAGCGGTGTCATCAAGCCGTACGGGCTTGCGCGTCAACATGCCGGCCAGCATCCGCTCTAGCCGCTGGTAGAACGGCGGGCATACGCTGCGTGCTAGGCGGTTGTCGTAGGACTCGTCTAGCTCGCGCGGCTCTTGCGGCAGATACCGGCGATGCTTTTTGCGCATCCCATAGGTGCCTTGCATCAGATCTTCAATCAGGATCCAATGCGGCTCTTGTGCGTACCATGCCGTATTGGCATCCTGCACGCGAGTAACGCGGCGCTGCGCAATCGGCCGGTCGTATGCGTTATAGCCGGTGAACATTACAGCGCCGCAGTCATAGGTGCAGTTTACGCAGCAGTCAGCGTGATGCTGTTGCGGCCAAGTTTGATGTCAAACTCAGCGCCGGGCTCAAAACCCATCTCGCGGATGTAGCTGTCACCAATCTGCAGCTTGCCGTTGAATTGCACCTTGGCCTTGTAGGTCAAGCCGCGGCCACGCTTTGCAGTCTTTGCGCCGAGGTCAACGCCTTTAGCTTCCAGCAGCGCTTCGTAGAACTGCGTGAATGCCACTCGATCCTTGATCACATAACCGCAGGCACGCACTAGTTCGGACTTAGGCGCATCGCCCAGTTCTTTGACCTTGGCAAGTAGTTCAGCACCCTTGAGCATGGGTAGTGTTAATGGTTGGACTGGTGGAGCATACCAGCGCTACAAGCTTTTGAGTATCCCTAACGCAACATTGATGGCATACAGTTCTGCCGTCTTCAAGTTGCCATCCGTCAATCGGCCCTTTGTCTTGGCCAATTGGACCGCTGCAGTCGGCGCATGTCATGCCCATTGCTGGATCAGCAAAGCTGCATCAGCACGGAAGCTGGCCGCCACTTCACGGATGATCTCGCGGGTGAGCTTGGTGCCAGCGCGGCGCAGCTCCATCAATTGGTTGCTGGCGCGTCCGTGAGCAGCGTCGCGCTCAGCGCGAATCTCCTTGGTGATCTGCTGGCTGGTCTTGCCGGTGTTGCGCGCGGCGCAAGTGCGACCGAAGTACACAAGCTCACCCAGATCAGACTGCATCAGCACAGTGGCCTTGAGGTCGGTGCGGCCGCAGCACTGGCAAGTGGTGATGCTGTCGTCGGTGCAGATTGCGGTGTAGCCCATGTCTCTCGGTTTGGTGTCCGCATATTGTACACCATCGGCAGCCCTTGGCAACCATGCTTAATAGAGTCGGATGCCCGTGGATCGCCCAGCCCCGGCGTGCAGTGGATTGAACTCGCGCCACACCAGGTAACCCAGCGCATCATTCATGTGATCATGCCCGGCATCCTTGTCTGGGTCACCTTTATCGGTGTAGCACTGCAGCTCTAGACACTCGATCAACCGCTTGCAGCGTTGGTGGATGGTGAGCCGGACCTGACCCTTGCCGTTCTCCAGCAAAGCTTGAACAGCAGCCACGCGATCACGGACGGGAGGATTTGCCCGTGGTGACTGGTTGGACATGCCGTAGGACTCCAAGATCTGGATGTCCGTTTGGCTTGCGTTAGTGCTGCGGTTGCCGCCGCTGGCATCCGGGTAGATGTAGATACGCCGCTGCGGGTAACGCGCTTGAATCTCCTGCGCCAATGCGTCAGTGTCATGGGCGCCGCTGATCTCATCAATCACTAGCAAGCTGCTGCCAGTGCGGACGCCAATCACGGCAGACATGTTGCCAACGTTGAAATCAACGCCAATGCGCAGCGGTTCACGGTCTAGGTCCGGCAGCTCGGTGACCACATGCTTCTCGCGGCTGAAGCGGTCGTAGATGGTGCCCGTGGTGAGGTTGACGAACTCACCATCGAGGTACGCCCGCAGCAGGTTTGGGTCATAGTTGGCCTGCAGTCGCTCGATGAAGTCCGGCGGCAAGTGCGGGTTGTCTGCCGACCGCATCTTGATCAGCTTGCGGTCCGCGCGGCCTTGCGCTTCCTCGCTGCCGAATGTGTTCCACATCCAGCGAAAACCCTCGGGTGTGCTAGCTGCACCGAACTGGCGGACATTGCCAGCACGCAAGCGGCCAAGGATCTTTGGAAATGCCTTGTTAGCGATGGATGGGGTCACGGTGTCGATCTCATCGGCAAGTACCCACGCAAGGTTCAACCCGATGATGCGTGACCAGTTTTCAAAACTGCGGCACAGGATCTTGGTGTCACCGCCAGGCAGGTGCAGCATGTACTCCGGCAGCGGCGATGCCCTGAAGGTGTACGGGATGTCATATGCCTCTAGAAACTGCTCGAAGTCGTTCTGCCAAATGTCGCGGATTAGTGGCCCAGTCGGCTCCATTACTGCGCCGATAAAGCCTTGATTGGCCGCGGCCAGCATCACAGCCTTAGCGCACAGCGCACGTGTCTTGCCGGCGCCGTATCCAGCGCTGATGCCAATAATCTCTGTGGTGGCATCATCCACAAACGCAAGCTGCCCAGGGTGCAGGTCAGCGCGGATGCGTTGCAGTAGATCACCTGTGTCTTCCTGCGTAGCAACCTCCATGAATCCAAGCAAGCTGCCAGGTTGGCAGATGCCTGCGATCAGGCTCATGACATCTCAAACCGCAGCAACTTGGCTTGATCCTCTAGAGCTTTGATTGCAATGCTGAGGTTCCCTTTTGCGCGTGCTTCGCGTTCGTAATCCTGCAAACGAGCGACAGCAGCGGCTAACCATTGCGGGCGTTCTAGCTCAGCATCCAACTGCATTAGTTGGCGAGCGCGTGCCATATAAGTTTCAGCAGTGCGCTCGCCACAGCCCCATGTATCCGCCGCATATCGCAGAATCTGCGTCCTGCTGTTAGCACGCAAAAGGAGATCGTAAACGGTGTTTACCCGTTCGTCGATCTCCGCATTGGTGCTCTTTTTGGCCACCTCTTTATGCGCGGATTTGCACAGGCATTACCAGATACGTTACACCATCCATGCCACTTGGTGTCAGTACCACGGGTGTGGTTGCCGTATTGGCGTGGAATGTGATGGCTTCTGCGGGCTTGAAGGCCTTGATGCCGTCTAGCAGGTAGTGGACGTTGAATGCCCATGCGCCATTGGCGGTGCCGTCAACCTTGAGCAGCTCCTTGCCGTTGTTGGCATCAGCTTCGGCGGTGATGGCGATGGTACCGCCTACTGCCTCGATCTTGACGATGGAGTTGTGCGCATCAGCGATGATGGCGACGCGCTCCAATGCGCGGGTCAAGCGGCGACGATCGGCTGTGATGGTGCTTTTGAACTCAGTGGGCAGCAGTTTAGCCACATCTGGGTATGTGCCATCAAGGATGCGGCTGTAGATGGTGATCCCATCGCCGGCATTGATGACGGCTTGCCCTTTGGAGATGGCGATGGTGACCACGCGATCCTGCAGCAGACGCATGGTGCTGGCTGGTAGTACCACGTCCAGGCCGTCGGGCAGATCAATGGCGTAACGCATCAGGCGATGGCCATCTGTGGCTTCCATGTGACCGCTGCCGATGTGGACGCCTTGAAGCATCTGCTTGCTGGCGTCGGTGCTGGCGGCTGCCATGCAAGCGCGGATACCGGCGGACAGATGCAGCTCGCTCGTAGCAGCGTCTACAACCGGCATCGCGGGATAATCCGCCGCATCAGCCGCTGCAAGCCCGTAGGAGCCCGCAGAGGCCGTCAGGGCGCCGTCTGCGAGGGTCAGAGCCTCATCACCATCAAAGCGGCTCACAAGGCCAGCTAGCAGCCGATACGGCAGCGCTACGGCGCCATCGGTCTCCACTGCTGCCGGGATGGTGACGGTGATGCCGAGATCGAGGTTGAAGCCGGTGATGGTCATGACGCCACCAGCGGATTGGATCAGGCAGCAATCAAGGATCGGGTGTGTGCTGCGATGGCCAACAGCTGGCGCGATGGTACGCAGGGCGTGATCGAGATCAGATTGGCAGGTGACGGCTTTCATTTGACGGTGGCTGCGGTGATGAGGCTGGAGATGATGCGTTCGTAATCAGCGGCGAAGCTATCCACGAGATCCATGGGTAGCGGTACGCCGTCATCAATGGCGTTATCGGCAATGGCCGCTGCGTACGCGACGGCTTGCGTCATGGCGTCATGCAGCCGATTGATCACCGGTTGCTGTTTGGCTGGGATGTGAATGAGCGATGACATATGCGACGAGAGTTTCAACGTGTCGGCGGTTGAGGTCGCCACGCATAAAGGCGCAGGCGTCCGCCACCAGCGCATGGTACGCCGCCGTGCTCAATCCTGCAACA